GCAATTACAATTCAATTGCCGAGGTGGTGGTGAACCAAGGTGGGACGAGTTCAGGTAAAACTTACTCCATTCTCCAAGTACTTTGCTTGAAAGCCATTGAACAACCCGACCAGGTTATTAGCGTGGTAGGTCAGGACGTTCCGAACTTGAAGAGCGGTGCGCTCCGTGATATGCAAAGCATCGTTGCGAGTTCTCCTGAAATTCAAAGTTGGATAAAAGGCTACAATGCGAGCGATCGCATCTTTACATTCCACAACGGTTCAATCATTGAATTCAAAAGCTACCAAGATTCCCAAGATGCGAAGAGCGGAAAGCGTGACTACTTCTTCCTGAATGAAGCGAACGGAATAAGCTTTGAAATCTATTCCGAACTTGCAATGCGTACCAAGAAGAAGGTGTATATTGACTACAACCCGAATGCTCGGTTTTGGGTGCATGATAAGTTGATAGGCAAAGAGGGAACGGAGTTAATCATTTCAGACCACCGACACAACCCATTTCTGCCCGATGTTATTCGCAAGAAAATCGAAGCGTTGCGTGAGGACGATGAGGAACTTTGGAAGGTGTACGCCCGTGGAATGACGGGTAAAATTGAAGGGTTAATATACCGCAATTGGGGTACGATTGGCACGATACCCACCGAGGCGCAACTGATTGGCATGGGGTTAGACTTTGGATTTACCAACGATCCAACCGCCTGCGTAATGGTTTATAGATACAATGGTGAGTTAATTATTGACGAACTTTTATACCACAAAGGGTATACAAATCAGGATATTGCACAATACTTTACCCAATCGGGTATAAATAAGAGCGTTTCAATTGTGGCGGATTCAGCAGAGCCGAAGTCCATCGAGGAACTTAGGCGCATGGGTTGGAGGGTTGAAGGTGCTAATAAAGGGAAAGATAGCATACTAAACGGCATCGATATATTGAAGCGTTTTAGGTTTAGCGTAACGAATAGGAGTTCGAACTTAATCAAAGAATTGAACGCCTACAAGTGGAAGGAAAAGGACGGCAACGCTACCAACGTACCGATTGATTCCTTCAACCACGGGATGGATGCGTTGAGGTATTTAGCATTGAATAAATTAGCAGAAAAAAACAGAGGTATTTATGGCATCAAATAACATTTGGAAGAAACTAACGGTACGGCAATACCAACTTTTGAGCAATCTAAATCACTTGGATGGGTGGGAGTATATGCGTTCCGTTGTTGCTATCGTGGAGAATAACGGCTTCGATGCGGTGGATAATTACACACCGATTGAACTACGTAACCGATACGAAGCGATTGCAAAGCAGTTAAACACCGAGCCTTACAAACCATTCAAGAACTTTGTTAAGGTGAACGGGAAGCGTTATTATGTAACACGTTTCTTCGATGAAATCACGACTGCGCAGTACGTTGAGTTAGGCGAATGGACAAAGGATAAAGAAAAGAGCATTGATAACTTGCACCTTTGCGTTGCATCACTTTTACGTGAGTGCCGTTTTGGGTGGTTCGCAAAGAAGTACGATGGGAAGTTACACGCAAAAAGAGCGAAGGACGTTCAAGAAAAGATGTTAGCGGTTGAGGCACTTGGTTTGTCCGCTTTTTTTTTGGGCAGTTGGTTGAGGTTACTCGAAGATTTACCAACCTATTTGGACAAGCACTTGAAGGAGTTGACGAAGGAGATGGAAGACCTGACCTCGGGACGGGATTTACCGAAAGATACGGTTGGATAGTTGTTGTTGATAGGTTAGCTGGAAACGACGTGTTGAAATGGGATGCGGTTTTTGAACTGCCTGCAATCGAGTTCTTGAATTATGCGAGTTACCAAGTTGAGAAAAGTAAGCACGAAGCCTTTGAGGTAAAACGGCAATCTAAACTTAGGTAACATTTTGGAAAAGCCCATTTAATAAGTATGGCATTTATCGAGTTTCAAGATGTTAGCGGATCATTCAAAGCAGGCGTTGAAGACATTGGCACTGGCGATGTTGATCTTGCGTTTGAGGGCGTTGAGAAAGAAATCGTTGATTGGTGCAATGAGCAAATCTTGCTATTCAGAAAACAAATCAAAGATAACGGAAGTCAGGTAACGGGAAACTTACAGGCTTCGATGGTTCCGATTCCGATGAAACGTTTTGGCAAAGAGTTCTTTGTTGAAATTGTGGGTGCGAGTTATTGGAAGCTATTGGAGTACGGGCAAAAGGGAACGGAGGAAAGCACGAAAGCACCGAACAGCCCATTCACGGTAAAGGAGTACCCACGTTTGGAGGATATGGTTAAATGGGTGCAGTTCAAATCACTTGCAAGCGGAAAGAAAGACGTTTACTCGTTTGCTTCCCAGGTTAGGCGTTCCATCTACAAGAAGGGTACTTACGCCCATCCATTCGTACAACCAACACTAACAGAAAACAGATTAAATGATTTGACGCAAAGGGTAGCGGAAATGACCGCCCAAGCGTTTACGGCAGTTTTACTCCCTGATTGATATGGCAATAACAATATTACAACAACCAACTGATTACACCCCTGCGGGTAACTTCATTGTGTTTATCGTTGGTTCTGATAACACGACCGAACCGAATTTTAAGTACGTCGCAAATGTTTCTATAAATGGAAACATGATAGCAAAGTTGAAAGCGTTTCCCAACCCATCAAATGATGATAGGGCGGTGTTTAACGTTCAAGAATTGGTGCGTAATTTCTTTGATGTAATTCCGAGAATTGGCGATGGCATTGCATTTAATGCCGATCCGTTCGCCTGCGATTCTCAAATAGCATCGTTGCAAGTTGAGTTCGTGGAAGAGTACACGGGTGCGCCTGCGAACTTCGAGGATAGCAATGTTATTACTCTTTGGAATGGTGCGTTGGATGTAATGGAGTTTTCGCAATGGTATTACGTTTATGCAAGTCAGTACCGAATTGAAACGGCATCGCCTGCGGAAAGCATTTTACCATTAACGAAGCGCCCGCAATCGGTTCGAGCGATTAGCACCCCAAGCTACAAGCAAAGTGGTAACATCTATTTCAATTGCAAAAGTGAGGTAACCGCAAATTACGATTGGACTTTTTACAAATATTACACCCCTGACGGTTCTGCTTATCGGCAGTTCGCTATTAAAACCCCGAATTGGTCACCACATAACAGTACCCCTGCCGAATTAAACGACGCTCAAATGATTGGTGCGCCTTTTATGCCTTTTGATGTTTACAACATTAGCGCAGGGATTACAAGCGATGGAAACGCAGGCTCAGACGATTTCCCAGAGGCAGGCGGTTACTATTCAGTAAGTGCAACGGAAAGCGATGAGGGAGGGTTTAAGTCAATTGAATACTTTGTTTATTTGAATGAGGATTGCTCACGCTTTGAACCTACGGAAATCCACTTTGAAAACCAACTTGGGGCGGTTGATAGTTATGTATTCACCAAAACAAATCGGGAGGTGCAAACGATTGAACGGGTGCAAGCGAGTAAACCGTATTTGAACTTCAACGAAACGGGAATAGAAACCCAGTACGGAAAACCAACTAACTATTCAAGGTTCAACGCTCAGGTGGATTTTACCCGTCAATACACGGCTTCGAGTGATTGGTTAACGGATGCGGAATTTCAATGGTTGCAGGAGTTGGTGCGTTCGCCCCGTGTTTGGCTTAGAAAGACATTTCAGACGGAAGAGGGCGTTCAGGAGTACTTAGTACCTATATTGATTACCGATACAAGTTACAACGTTTACAAGCGAGATATTGACCAATTGAAGACGCTATCGGTAACGTATCGTTTCACCTTTGATGAAGCCACGCCACTATGATAACCGAGTTGTACATTGATGGCAAACGCCTAGACTTATTCGATGATATTGATATTCGTTTAACGTATTCGGTAACGGACATCGAAAACCCCATCGAGCGTAAAAGCTCGGTGAGTCGCACCATTGAAATTCCAAAGACTCCAAACAACGACCAAGTATTCGGGAGCATTTACCGATTCGATCAGTGGATTGTTTCCTTCGATCCGAGCGTGCGAGCGACTGCGAACGTTATGCAGAACGGGGTACAAGTGTTTGAGGGAATCGCTCAGTTGTTGGCGGTTAAGGATAACGGCACGAGTGGAACTTATGAAGTAGGGTTGTACGGTGAAACAACCAACCTATTCAAACAACTTGGTGATGCTGAATTGACCGATTTAGATTTCAGCGAACTCAACCACGAATGGGAGGCCAGCAACGTGGTCGATGCTTGGTTTAACTCGGTAGGCAGTACGGGAAACGATTATTACTACCCGTTGATTGATTACGGGCAGGCGAACTTCCAACGTGCAACAACGCCAGCACCTTACGTTGATTCATTCAACACCGAGGATTTTTACCCTGCGATTGCGGTTAAGAAGTACGTCGATAAGATTTTTGCCTTTGCGGGATTCACGTATGAAAGCGACTTTTTTACGTCGCAATGGTTTAAGCAATTGATAGTACCGTATGGCATTAGTGGCGTTCCTTACTTAACAAACGACTTGGTTCAACCTGCGTTGTATTACATTGGTTTGAGTGGTGGCGTTCAAGATATTGCCGATGGTACAATACAAAAGTTGAATTTAGGCGCAAACACTCCACCGCCTTACTTTGACGGGGGTAATTACAACGAGGCTTTGTATCGTTGGAATGTAACCATTTCAGCAACATATAATATTCAAGTAAGGGTTAACGCTCAGAACATTATTCCAATTTCACCAGGGGCACCTTTTGCATACGACCAAACAATGCGTGTTTATGTGCGTAAAAATGGGGGTACTGATACTCAAATCATTGAATACACTTGGGTAAGTGGCGCGGGATCAACAATTGAACAACTTTCGGGAGTGATTCAATTAGCTTTGGTGAGCGGTGATTATTTAGAAGTGTGGGCTGATTTTGTAGTTGATAGTCCGAGCCCGATTTCCCCACCGCCTTACGTGCGTTTTTATACCGATGGAACGTTTTGGCTAAACCAATTTTCAGGAACGCCATTGATGCAACCAAGCTTCAATTGGGACATGAACCAAACGATTGTACCCAAGGTGAAGCAGTCGGAGTTCTTAATGTACTTGGTGCGTATGTTTAACTTGTTTATGATGCCCGATAAGTACAACCCTAAGAAGTTGTACGTTGAAACATTTAACGATTTTTACGACACTGCGAACTCGTTAGATTGGACAAATAAATGGGATGTGGAGAAGGGTTACGAGGTCGTGCCAAGTGGTTACATGAACCCAAAGACGTACAAGTTTGGGTACAAAGATGGGGGTGGTTATTTCGAGAAACGCTATCAACAAGCGTATGGCGAAGGGTACGGCTCACGTAAGTACATTTCCTCGAATGAGTTTTCAAATGGTGAGCAATCGGAGGATGTTGGTTTTTCCAATAGCGTAATGGTTGGATTTCAGATTTCGCCACGTATTTACGCACGATACTACGACATCGACAATAAAGGAAGTGGAAGCGGTGGTGATGTTACATTGAATGTTAAGCCAGTAACTCCAAACCTCCGCATTCTTTACCACGAGTTTATTGAATTCCCGAGCGAGACCGAGTTCTTTTTTGAGGGGAACCAATATACTTCCTACCCGTATGCAGGAACGTTGGATAACCCGTACAACCCTACCACCGATTTATGCTTCGGAATCCCAAGGG